AATTAGAAAAAGACGATGGTTACGGTATGTTTGTAAAGTTCGGTAAAGAACCGTTGATGGAGGCTGCGTAGTGGTCAACGCTGTAAAAGAAGTTGCTGATTTTGTAGGGGATGTTGTGAGACCAGTTGCCGATGCAGCTGCTGACGTGTTACGTCCTGTGGGTGAAGCTATACTGCGTAGTGATGAAGTAAAAACTGTTGTGAATGTGGCAGCGGTGGCAACGGGGAATGCGTGGGCTGTACCTATAATTAACGGTGCAGACGCTATAGATGAGGGAGCTGACCCTGAAGATGTATTAAAAACTATTGTTATATCTACTGTAGCCGCAGGTGCAGCAGATGCCGTGGGGGACGTAGTTGCACAAAGTATAACTGACCAAGTAGGTGATACTGTAGCTAATTTTGTGGCTGATACAGGCGTAAATGTGGTAACTAACGGTGGTGATATAGGGGCTGCTGTTTTTGATGCAGGACTAAAAGGCTCTCAGATTGTCTCTAACACAACCAACACCATAGTGGACTCTTTGGGTATAGACACTTCTACCGATTTAGGTAAATCATTAGATAAGTCCCTAAAAACAGGTATATCAGCAGAGATTATGGGCGAAGACGGTGTAAAGGCTGCATCTATATCTGCCATATCAGACACAATTATTAACCCTGTGCTGGCAAAAGGAGAAGATTTAACTCCTGAAGCTCTTGGAGATGTATCCAAACTTGTTTCTACAGCGTTGGTCGCAGGTGCAAAGGGTGAGAATGTCTACGATGCCATAAATCAAGAGCTAGGCAATACAGCCACAGCTGACCTACGAGATCTTGTAAAAACAAAAGTTAAGGACTTTATAGACCCTGTAGAAGAACTGCCTATGGATACAGGAGAGTTCTTAACTGAAGCAGTGCTACCTGATGCGGAGACATTAGATAAGTTTAGGGACAAACCAGATACAAGCGTTACAGAGAGCGACTTACCTTATTCACCACAAAACTTACAAGCACCGTTTATATCAGAAGAGGAACGACAGAAGTTTTTAAATTCTACAGGTATAGATCTGGGTAAACCGTCAGATATAGCTAAACTTATGGACGACTATGAAAAAAGAGTAAGTACTACAAGTAAATCTCTGTCAGAACAAGAAATACTAGATGACCCAAAAACTTTCAAAGGTCCTACAGGAGCAGGTATAGGGCCTGAAGTAACAGATGAAGATTATCAGAGTCAGTTAGCAGGTATATTAGGAAAAGGAGATGAAAAAGCAGATGCAGCTGCATTAAGAAAACAAGCTCTTTTAGCACCATACAAACAACTAGCTAATGATTTTAGGTTAAATCTTTCTTCAGGAGCCTTAGAAGAGTTAGCTCTATCTGCGGGAGGTACAGGCAGAGGGCTAGATGAGTTTGCAGAATTTTTAGATAGAAGCTATGGAGTTACAGGGTCTGGTCCGCTGTCTCTAGGACTTGCCGCTACTGATGTTATAGAGGGTTTAACGGGGTATGATGTTAATCCCATAGATAAAACCAAGTTTGCTCAAAGAACATATTTTAAAAATATATCAGACCCAATTAAAAAATCATTGCTTGAGGGGTCAACAAAATTATCAGAGGCAATCAGTCCCGAAATGGCTGAACGACAGAGATTGGCAGCTCCTGCCCCTGATACTACATTAGAACAAGTTCTTAGAGGAGAGGCAAAAGATGTTGCAGGTAGACCTTTTGGGTTTGGTGATCCTCTTGCTACATTCATGAGTGCTTCCCAAGACCTACCTGACATATTATCAGATGTCGCTCTCATAGCTATAAATCCTATAATTGGAGGAGCTGCATCGCTAGGACTAAGTGGTACATCAGCGTATGAAGACGCTGCTCAAGAAATAGAAGATAAGATAAAAAAGGCTCGTGCTAGCGGAGAACTCCAAAAGACAGACGCATATAAATTACTGGTAGAAAAAAATGGTGGGGACGAATCTAAAGCCTATGAACAGCTACAAGATTCGGCTCAAGGTTATGCAAAGATAGCAGGAACCGTTGGGGGTATAGCAGATGCAGTATTTGGTAAGCTTGCAATTACTTCAGGAATTAAAAATAAAGCAGGGAAAATACCATCCGCTTTTTCTAAGGTAATTGGAGGAGCAGGAACAGAGTTTACTACAGAATATAATGAGAAGAAATTAGCCAATCTTGGTACAAAGTTTTTGGGGACAGATCCTACAGAAGGAGCAGCGGCTGAAGGACTTTCGGCAATGGTTGCAGGGGGTACTGGGTCGTCTATTACAGCAACTGCTGATTTAGTCAGTAAAGATATATCTCCTGCCGATAAAGAGGCTTGGATACGTACCATAATAGGAGAAGCTGCAGGAGAGTCTGACGAGGGGCAGGCAGCGGTAGCTCATACTATATTGAACAGATTTAAAGATGGTAATTTTGGTGATTCTTTAAAAAAGGTTGTAGAAGCTCCATATCAGTTTTCTACATATAATAGTCTAGACCAAGGCGGTAACACGCTGCACAAAAAGAGCAAAAGCAGTCCTGAGTATAAAAGAGCAGAGAAACTAACAAATGACATATTAAGTGGTAAGATAAAAGATCCTACAGAAGGGGCCACGCACTATTGGAACCCTGACGCTGCCAATCCTTCTTGGGGAGATGAAATACTATCTCAACATAAGTCTGGCGGAAAAAAGATAGACAGCCATATATTCGGAGGTAATACAGCTGCCGTGGAAACAGTAGATGTAGCAGAGGTTGCTGATAATATAGATAAAAAACCTACAGTCCCTACAACATCTGTTGACGTGTTGGATACGGGTCAGGTAGACGCAGAACCTGAAGTAGACGTATCTGCAGAAGTGGTAGCTGAAATACTAAATAAACCCAAAAACTTTGTTACTGACTCAGATGTAGATGTGGTTACAGATGCTGTGGCTTCTCTTGAAACGGCCACAGATACCACTACAGATATTACTACAGAACCTACTACAACGACTACAACGACTACAACACCCACAGTTACCACAACCACAACAACACCTTCTCTTGACATTCCTGTAGCCCCTGACCAAGGAATTGCACAACTTGCGGGTGCGAGACAAGTTACACTAGACCCACCAGAAGTAGCAGATATTGACTATTTGTACGATTTTAGTAGTATTTTTGCTAATCCAGAACAAGAAAAGTTGTTTACTAGCCCGTATAAAAACTTTACTACTGAGAGAGATGTATTTGATAATTTAAATAATGATGATAGAATGAGGCAAAGAACTCCGTACGAGAGAACTACTGACGATATACTAGATATATTAAAAGGTGTGGCATAATGAGTTTTACTGATTGGTGGAAAAGTGTTACTGGGTCTTCAGACAAAGGTTCTTCTTATTTGGACGTTAGTGATGGAGGATCAGGCGCAGGTATAAATCCTGAAACAGGAGGCATAATGAGTAATTTAGCCTCTAACTTATTTTATACAACTAATCCTACAACAGGGGCATCTGATTTTGACCTTAACAAAACAGCAGGGTTACTAGGACTCGCGGGAAGTGCATTTGGATTATTTCCTAACAATCAACCTGTAACAGGTTATCAAGGAGAAATACCTAGATATAGAGCTGTTAGATCACGAGTCCCTGGAACATTTGATCCTGATAGACGAGCTGGAAGTGGCGGACAACGATATTTTTCTGATATGCAATTTGTACCTGATGCAGATAGAGAATCCGCTATGCAGGCGGCTGCGACTGAAGCAAAAGGGTTACAAGCTGTAAATTTAGCTAATCCCGCTCAAGATCGCGTAGCAACGACGTTCATGGCAGAAGGTGGTATAGCGACAGCAAGAAAGAAACCCAAATATTTAGACGGAGACACTGATGGTATGGCTGATGAAGTTCCTGCTATGATAGACGAAGAGCAACCTGCAGCATTAAGTGACGGTGAGTTTGTAATTCCTGCAGATGTAGTAAGTCATCTAGGCAATGGTAATTCTGATGCAGGGGCAAAAGTTTTAGAGGAAATGATGGATGAAGTTAGAGTGGCAAGGACAGGTACGAAGAAACAAGCTCCTGAGATTGACCCTGATGACTTTTTACCGACATAGGAGAGTATAATGGCAGCGACAGATGCAACAGCTAATGTAGGTGGACTAGGCACACAGCCTTTAGCAAAAGAGTCCTCTTTATCTTCGTATATAGGTCCATATGTTACGGAGATGTTAGGCAGAGGTGCAGGCATTGCAAGTGAACCCTATCAGGCATACATGGGGCCTCTTACCGCGGGGGCATCAGATTTGCAAGGGAAGGGGTTTCAGGGGCTTGCAGGACTTAACATACCTACAGAGCAGATGGGGTCGTTCACTCCTCAAACATTTACAGGTGGTATAGCTACACAATACATGAATCCGTTTCTAGAAGCTGCGCTTGCACCACAAATAGCTGAAGCACGAAGACAATCAGACATATCTGCTCTTGCTGATCGATCAAGACTCACAAAAGCAGGAGCGTTTGGGGGAGGTAGACAAGCTATAATAGATGCCGAAAGAGATAGAAACCTACAACAAAATCTATCCGCTATAACAGGTAAAGGGTACTCAGACGCATTTAGTCAGGCTATGAAACAATTTAATGTAGAACAAGACAGATCTAGAGGAGTGCAGGAAGATGTAAATAAATACGGACTTGCAGCTTTGGGAGACCAGTTGGACGCAGGAGCAATACAACGAGGTATAGAATCTGAGGGTATATTGGCTGACAGAGATCAATTTATAGAAGAACGTGATTTTCCTTATAAGCAAGTGCAGTATATGCAGTCTCTATTGCAAAATCTACCATTAGCTACACAGTCTGTAACATACGCACAACCTACATTTTTAGAGAGTTTACAGTCAGACTCAGGAGATGTTATGAGCTTATTAGCAAGTATATTTAATACTGTTGATAGACCCAACCCTTCCGCTAAAGCGTCCGACTATGGAGGAGTTATATCATGAGTATGGGTATAAACTCTTTACTATCTAACCTAGACGACAAGATGCAAGTGTTTAGGGCAAACCCAGAACAAGCGATGCAACGTGCTAAGATTACAGGGAAAACACTAGATGCCATAGCTGCAGAAAAAGTATTGAATGAAAAACTAGACGCTGCTAACGAGTTACAACGCCAACTTGTACCTAATGAGAACACAATAACAGGTCAAACTGACCAAGCGTTACAGGGCATGGCAGTGCAGGAGCTTGCCGAAGGTATAGGAAAGGTATTTCAAGTAAATCAGGCTAGAAAACAAAAAAATCTTAATAAAGTGGCTAGTATGGGTTTAGCAGGTGCGCCTGTACAACGGAAGATGGCTATGGCAAATGGGGGTATTGTTGGATATCAGGCAGGTAAAGACGTGAAGCTTGAGACGGAAGAAGACAAACAAAATAGAAGAAGTCCTCTAGGTATAATATTTGGAGACTTAAAAAAGAAAATATTTGGTGATGACACGGATAGCGGTACGTTTACAGCAAATAGACCTGAAGTTGGGCAAGCAGGAGGGGTAAAGACAGTCTTGCCATTAGATGACCAAAGAGGTTTAGGGCAAGGAGTTATGCAAACATACCCCCAAGGCGCAGGAATAGGACCAGAAACTACAGATGAAGATTTTCAAAGTCAGCTTGCAGCAGTCAATAAACCTTTGTCAAGTCAAACTCCTGCATTTACTGGTCCAAAAGACCCAACAGAGCTATTTGACCAAATTGACTTTAGCCCTGAAACTGCAGAGGAACCTGCCGTAGAGCCTCCATCAACAGACGACACACCTGAAAAAAGGGAAGAGCTGAAAGACTCATATGGTAATTGGTTCAAGAGGTTGTTAACTGTATTGAGTGCGCCTCCAACAGGTAGAGGTCTAGGCGGGGGCAACAGGGCAAGAGCCTTGCTTCAGTATGAACAAAGAGTTTTTGAGAACGATCTTGCTGTGGACAAGTTAGAGATAGAAGAGAACAAAGCAAAAGCTTTAAATGATTTAAACAAGCTAGAGGCAGAAAAGCTAGAATTTACCAAACTTGCAACGTTACAGACCAAAGTGTTAGAGGCAATAGACAAAATATCTAAAAGAGTTGATGATTCTTTTCTTGGTATTCAATATAAAAATATTGAAAGGCAGCTCGCTCAAGCCATAGCTGATGATGATGTTAATTTAGTAGAAAAACTTCAAAAAGATTTAAAAATATATGAAAAATCTATGGCCTCTGCCGTTAGAAAAGCTGCCCAAGCCTATCAAGGACCGCTAGCAAACAATGGGCTGTTGTCTCAACTAGCAGCGCTAGAAGAGCTATTGCTACCTAAACTGGGGGCAACCAAAACAGGAGCTGCAAAAGTGCCAGGATTTCAAAATACTCTAAAAGTTCTTGGTCCATAGGGGGGATGTATGCCCACCTACGAAATATATAAAGATGACGGCACACCCATACAAGTAGAAGGCCCTGAAGGGGCTAGTGTAAAAGATCTTGTGGGGATATATTTACGAGACCAAGAAGACAAATCTGTATTAGAGGGAATACGTAAACGACAACGTGAAAAACCCGTGCGGCTTAGTCAGTATCTAACAGAGTTTCCAAAGGGTGTTGGTCGTGGCGTAGCAGGTATATTCGAATCAGGACTCCTTGGAGGGGCAACAATACTTCCTGAGTCTGTAGAAGCTCCTGTACGTGATGTAATTAAACGTGGAGGTGAGGGAATACGAGATCTACTAGCTCCTGCACCGAATGTACAAGCTAGATTAGAAGATGACGAGTTTCAAGTAGCAGAAGTACCCGCCAAATTTGGAGAGGCTTTGGGTTCTTTTGGGGGTATATTAGGAACTTCTTTACTTAACCCACTAGCAGGCGGTGCTTTAGCTGTGGGGGCAGGGGCAGGAGAAGCTAGTGAACGTGCAAGAGAAGCAGGTGCTACGCAAGAGGAGCGTAATATAGCTTCATTAAAAGGAGCAGGCGTAGGGCTAACTGAACTGTTACCAATAGAGAGAGTTCGAAGAATAATAAAGAAGTTACCCGACTCTATATCTACCAGCTTTAAAGACAGAGCTATTGATTTAGGGTTTGCAACCACTGCAGAAGGCGCACAAGAGGCACTCGCTGCTTCATTACAGAACATGATTGAGCAGGGGTATAACCCAGAACAAGTTATATCAGAAGGCGTTACAGAGGCAGGTCTATATGGAGGTGGCGTAGGAGGTGCAGTAGAAGCCATTGTTCAATTTTTAGGGCGACGAAAGCGCGGGAGAACGGATGATGATACAGAGACTGACGACACAGGAGATGGAGAAGGCACTGCAGTTGATACACAAGGCGAACGAACAGAAGCAGGACTTACCGATACCAAAGGAATTACAGATGATACATCCGCTAGAGTGGATGATGCTGGAGCAATTATTACAGATGATACTACAAGAAAAAGAAAAAAAGACGATTCATTAAAAACAATTACTCCTACTAAAGAAGAAGAAACATTAGCAGAGCAATTGTTAACTCCAGGAGAGGATAGTAAACAAGAGAAGAAAAAACAAAAAACTGTAGAACAGAAAACAGGCGCGGACGCTGTATTGGCAGAAGCGGGTATAAAATTTAAAGATATTGAAGCCAACGAAGAACAGGCTGCGGCTGGATTTGATGGAGTCTTCGGGGGACAAAAATTAAAAACAACAACTAAACCAATAGTAGAAGCACAAGTAGAAGCAGGCGCAGATAAACGTGCAAAGGACACGTACAGAAAAAGTTTAAAAGAAAGATACTACATCACTGATCCCCAGGAGGCACGTGACTTATCATCTTTTAACAAGTTAATGAGTGAGGGAGTAAAGAAGCCCGATGTACCCGCTTTGTCCGAAGAGGACAAAAACAAAGTTGTAAATTTTATACAATCTAAACCAACTAAGGAGATAGGACCGAAAGGTAGTCGTAAATTTAATCCTGACTTTCGTATAGCTCGAACTCTTAGTAAAGATCCTGTGGTTGAAAATGTTTTAGATAACGCTGCATTTATGTCTGTAAAGGGTTTGCCTAGTTTTGGTAGTGAAAAAGAAGGAGATATAGGTAGAGCCTACTTCACGGCAGAAGACCAGCAGAGTGGAGAAGAGATGGGTAAACAGGTGCAAGGATGGGTAAATAGAAATCTATCCAAAGAAGGAAAAGACTGGTTTGCCTCTCGTGTGAAGAAATATAAAGCAGAGCCTGAAGAAGACACAAGGGGCCTTGTAAAAGCTAGTGCTACCATTGACGAATCTGCTGAAAAAGCAGAGGCAGCAGGAAAAGCTGCTCCTGTAGGCACAGCTGAATATAGAGCGACACTTTCAGAGGCTGACCGTCAGAAGGAGGTTGAGGCTACTGCTAGACGACAGTTAGGGTTTAAAACTAAAGAACTTCCTGAAGGATTTGTAGGCCCTCCAGAAATAGTACCGATCCCTAAAATTCCAAAAACACCCGTGCGGGGGCTTGTTGGCAGTAATGTTATGACTCAAAGAAAGGAGGCAGAAGAAAAGAAGTTTGCTCAAACCTTGAAAAAGAAAAAGGACATGACAGACAAAGAAAGAATAGCTTTTGTAAGGTATGTTATGAAAAGGGAGGGGGTACACAAAACAAAAGAAGAGATAGACGAGCAGAAAGAGCTTACAGGAGAACTCTCTTTTGGTGATACGCAGTTAGACGCAGGTCGTGAAGAGGGGTTTAGAAAAACAACAAGAGGGAAGTCTGTGACTGTTCCCACCACTAGCAAAAGAGGAGAGCTACGTTTAGCCAAAGACGCAGTGCTAGATATGGAATACCCCCTACCTCAAGGTTCTATAGATGCGTTACAAAAAGGTGATTTAAATACAGCATTGCGGTCAGTGGCTACAGAGACGAATAACGCAACGATAAAAAGAATAGCGAACAAAATGGCGGATAACGTAGGGACTACAAAAGTTGTTGTTACTCCTAACATGTTTATGGATCAAGACGCTTTTGCTTCTTTTGACCCCAAAACAAATACTATACAGTTAGACTCTGATCTTGCTATGAATACTCACGTGTTACTGCATGAGATGACACATGCTCTTACCGCTGCACAACTAAGTAACAAGTCCAGTCTTGTGACAAGGCAACTGCAACAGATATATGAGAATGTAAAAGACAGGTTAGATACTGCCTATGGCACTCAAAATTTAGATGATTTTGTGGCTGAAACCTTTAGTAACCACACCTTCCAACAAAAATTAGCTAAGTTAAGTGTAGACGGCCAACCAATAACTGCTCTGCAAAGGTTCGCCAACACAGTAGTAAATATGATAAGGAATTTAGTAGGTCTGCCACAAATAAATAGAAATGCTTATACAGAAACCAGTGACATCATAGAAAGTATGCTAGCTCCTGCCCCTGCGCATAGAGATGCAGGTAAGTTAAATATAGGACCTGAAGGCATATCAAAAATATTGCGCGGTCTAGGTAAAAGGCAAAAAGGCAAAGAGTATTTGAATCCACAACAAAAAGAGGGTTTCTTAAATAAAGCAACTGAGTTTTTAAGAGATGATGGTATAGCTGGGTTTCTTAAAGACGCATTTGCAGGTTTAGGAGATCTGTTAACCATAAGCAAACTAGCAGAAAGAAATGGATATGAGGGTATAGGAGATAGGGCTAATGAGGTTGTGTCAAAGCAACGGGGTCTAATGGAGATAGCAGGTGAAAGATTTGATAAAGTAGCGAAAGAAGTTTCTACATGGTCTAACGCTAACGAAGAACAAAAAAAGTTATTGGACGATGTAATATATAGTCTTGAGTATGGAGCTACCATATTTCAGGTTGATCCTAAACTTACAAGGAAACAAGCAGAAGCGCAGTACGATACAGAGAAGTTTGAGATATGGAAGAAGAACCAAGACAGGTGGAACAACTTGCAGCAAAGCGGTAAAGACATTTACGAAAAAATGCAGGGTTTTTACAGGGAAGAGTACAATAAACTTTTACGTACTTTATCAACACAGCTAGAAAATGCTGTTGGTACACAAGCAGCGAATAAACTAAAGAAAGATCATTTTGATAAAATATTTAACCCAAAAAATTTAAATGTGTATTTTCCTCTTACAAGAGAGGGTGAGTACCTAATTCAATACAAGAGAAAAAATCCTGAAAAGAATGATGACCCTTTTGTAACCGTTGCAATGCAGACAGAAAGTGGGGCAAGGGAGCTAGCATTATCTCTACAAGCAGATACAACAGAGGTGGAAGAAGGCAGTGTTAAATATGTTGGTAAACAATTACAAGCTATACAAAGTTTTATGACTTCACCTCCACCTAATAGTTTTGTCGCTAGTGTTATGGATGCAACTAAGGATATGAAGAATGCCAATGAACAACAAATGTTTCGAGAAGAGCTTGTTCGGTTGTATGTTAATACCTTACCAGAAACCTCTTTTGCTAGGTCACTAACCACCAGACAAAATAGACCTGGGTTTATACCTGATTCTTTACACGCATTCAGAGACAAAGGTTTTACATTATCTAGGCAAGTTATACAGCTAGAGAAAGGTAAAGAGATACGAGATCTTGAAGCAGAAGTAAGAGGTAAGATGGTCGAGATTGCACAACCAGCAGGGGTGCAGGAAAAAGATTTGTTTGAGAGAGTGGGTATAAAGTCAGACACAGGACTCTTCCTACCCTCCAAATTGCGTGTAGGTAAAGAATTATTACGTAGGTTAGAGTTTGCTCGAAAAGGTCCAAACAGTAAACAACATGAGTTCGTTGCTAGGACAGCGAACCAGACTGCTTTTGTGTATACGCTAGGTTTTAACGCATCCTCTGCCATAGTTAACCTGTCTCAGATACCTTTGATGGTTTACCCATACGTTGCAGCTGAACATGGGTTTACTCGCGCTGGGGGTGCTATAAAAGATGCGTACACCATGACGGGTAATGGTAAGGTTGATCTGACCTCTTATTACGATATAGGACGATCAAAAGACGCAGATGGTAATGAAGTACTTACGTATACTGTAAGAGATGAAGTCCCAAAATTATTTTCTGAAAGATTAGGAAGGGGTAATAGAAAACTACAAGATGGAGAAAAGAAAAAACTCGAAGCGTTTGCTCCTCTAGTGCAAGAAGCTGATGCGCGAGGACAACTAACTCGTTCATGGGTTTTAGAATCTTTAGGGTTAGGTGAGGCTGGTAGGGCTGAACGTTTAAAAAACCAAAGCACTGCTTCTAGACTGCATCACATAACAATGGGGGTTTCAGCATTCATGTTTAACACTGCTGAACGTTTTAACAGACAAACCACGTTGTTAGCTACCTACGAGTTAGCGTTGAGAAAAGCTATGGAAAAGAAAGAGCCTAGTTTAAAGACGGGTAAATATACTTTTAATAAAGTATTTAAAATGGCAGAACAGAAATACCCAGAATTAATACAGGCAGCAGTTAAAAAATCTATAGAGGATACTCAAAGATTAAATGGGGGTACAGTAATAGAGACTGCGCCACGTCTTGCACAACAAAGTTTTGGGCGTGTGGCTCTCATGTATAAGAGTTTTGGTCTTAGAATGTACACCACTATGATACAATCCGCGAGAGAAGTTCTTGATGCCAATCTAACAAAAGAAGAACGTGTGGTTGCCGCAAAACAGTTAGCAGGTATACATGGAACAGCTCTGCTTTTTGCGGGCATACACGGTATACCTCTTTACGGGGCAGTAGAAATGGCGTTTAACATGTTTTTATTAGACGATGAGGACGACGATTTTGATAGCATAGTAAGAAAAACAGTAGGCGAAGAGTGGTTTAAAGGGGCGATTAATCTAATCACAGGTATAGATACCGCGAGTAGAACACGTCTTACAGGGTTATTAATACAAGAAAACAGATTTAACCCTGACGCTTCACTAGAAGAGAACTTGTTATTCTATATGGGTGGCCCTGCTCTCAGCACCATAAAGAAGATGAAAAGAGCAGGAGATGATTTTGCAAATGGGGATTTAGAAAGAGGTCTAGAAAACGCTTTACCAGCAGGGTTGACAAAGTTGTGGCAGGGTAGTTTTGGGCGTGTGGCTAGAGAGGGATATATGAGTAGACGTGGAGACGCTATATACGGTGATCCAAGTGCTACAGAGATGGCAGGTCTTCTTTTTGGCTTTGCTCCTGCAGAGTATATTCGTAAGCAAGAAACCAATGGTATAAAAAGTCGTATAGATAAATCGTTAAATAAAAGACGTAGCAAAATAATGAAAGACTTGTATGTGGGTATGAGGACGTTTGACATGCCTAAATTTGAGTCCGCCTTAGAAGAATTGTTTGAGTTTAATGACCGACACCCTGCATCAGCTATAAGTGGGGAGTCAGTGCATAAATCTATGGAAAGTCATAAGAGAACTTCAAAGAATATAATGGAGAACAATGGGTTAAACATATCCTCTACTAATAAAAAACTTATATATTTAAATGCTTTGGAATATGACGACGACTATAAGTTTTTCTTCACACGTTAGGAAAAAGAGTGACCACCCGAAGATGGTCACTAAAGAGAAAGAGAGTGACAAGGATAACCTGTCACCCTAGATTTATCACAAAATTCTCCAGATGCGAACACCTAATTTATTATTCTCTACACGGACATGCGCTTTTACGTCCCAACCCTTTGTTTTTGCTATAATTTTTACTTGTTGTATAGCCTTGTGAGTGTTGACACACGGAATAAATACAGAGGAACTTGTTACCATATCACCCCATTTTACTATTATTCGCACCCCATCAGGGTTTAAATCATCAGTTTTCAGTATTCCCTGTCGTAACTTCATCTTCAATCAAACAGTCTACGGATATCACATCTGTAGGGGGTAAGTTCATGTGAGTGCCTTTGCTAAGACGTATCTTCACCCTCTTAGCGTTCAGTTTTTGTTTTAAATCCCCTATGAAAGCGTTGTAATTTATCTGATGCTGTCCACACCATGACTTCAAAGGTTTTGGTACGAGATATGCACGTTTTAAGTCTGTCTCGTATCGGGCTACAAGTTTACCTCTTGGTAACGCTTCAGGTATAACAAGGTTAGCTACGTCCCCTTCCTGCTTACGTAGATCGTCAGTGCTTTTAATCCATAGCACGTTGCTCCAATGCTCATGTATATAGTCGTTTAGTGTCTCTTCTACCGACACACTCATTTCTTCTACCTGTCGTTTGTTTTCTTTCAAACACTTTATAGCCCAATCAAATATTTTCTTAGTATCGTATTGAATTAAATCTAGGCGTTTAGCTATGACCAAACCTGTCATTGTGCAGGCTACCAATACAGACCAAAACCTGTTCTCTGCTGTAAGTCCTGCCTTCTCATCAACCCTACGCTGTATCTGATTGAGGAGCTTCTTAACTTCTTCTATATTATTTAGAACATACTTTATGTATACCTTTCCTGCATGGCCATAGTTCTGTGATAGTCGTGAGGTAAACTCATCTGTCTCAGCTTTTGTATAATAATTCTGCTTTGTAGCTTTATGCTCTAATATACGCTGTGCTTCTGCCTTGGGCATAGATTTTGCCATACCTATCATTTCTACCACACTCGTATTGCCTGTGGTCACTGAAAGAAGTTTCCATACTTTACCTCTAGCTCTCTCTACGTTACTACTTGCTGACATACGACCACGCTGTCTGCCACCCGTTAACTGATACGCTAAGTTAGAAAGTTCCATACTTTTCATATTAGTAAGCTCGTCCATATACAACGGTAGGTTATGGTATATCTCGCCCCTGTTCATCTTAGTATTGTACGTATCTTCTTTATCTAATATCAACTCATCGGGATCTCCCCATGCAGATACACCTGCAATCATGGCAGTTGTCTTACCTAAACCTGACTCCTTACTGTGCGTGTGAAAGCAAGCACACTTTATTGGTAGAAAACTCATTAGTGGAGATCCAAAGGACGTACCTACTATAAACTGATGTAATTCAAAGTTATCTATATTATAGAAGTTCATTATGTCCTTCCACTCTTCTAAAGTGCCTTTAGGTTCAAAGTACGGAAACAACCCTGCAGTCGGTGTTGAGGGGGGATTAAACTTTGTTTCATTAGCGTGTACTTCTTGATCGCCAACCACAAACCCCGTATGCTCGTCGTCCGTCCAACCAAACTGTCTTCGAGCTTGATCTGCAGATCCCTTTGCTTGGAGTTGTGTTACCCATGTAGTTGTGTATGCCATGATATCATCCATTTTTGGTACAGCTATGCCTTGCATAGACAAATTTTTTCTTAACTCTTCTCTAGACGTGACAGAGGTCAAAGGTATTGTAAACTCTCTTACACCATCTTTAGGTAGGTGCAGACGCATGACTATGGCTTCGCCCATCTCTACGTCCATTATACGTTTTATCACGTAAAGGTCGTTTTGGTATATAACTTTATCTTCTTTATTACCATCCTTGTCCTTAAAGCGTAAATAGACACCTCCGTTTGCCCCTCGAAAATAGGGTTCTGGATATAACGGTATGTCTTTAGACGCAGGTGCTTTCTTTATGCCTTTACCTAAAGATATAGGGGAATTTATTTTTCCTCGGTGGCTACATGCTAAACAAGGTTCAGGGTTCTCCGCTTCAAACGTCGTGCAGTAATACGGAGCTTTTATAAGCCCAACCTTCTCTTCTGTTAAGTTCTCACTATACTCTGGGTGTCTCTCAGACATCTTATGCACTGCTTTGTCGGCATCGTTGCAGAACTTAGCTATAGATAGCCCTGCTCTCCACAAAGGCTCGCTTACGTCCTGTTGATTCTCCATGATGTTTTTGATTTGCTCACACCCTGTGCCTCTTATTGTTCTTGATAGTATGTCTTTAAACCCAAACTCTGAGTTCTCTATCAAAGCCTGTTTGAGAGCGTTTGCTTCATTATCTACTTTCGTAGGCACAGTTACGCCTTCTTTGCCAACTACCCGTGCAAATTCGTCAAACTCCGCAGTACGAAACTCTCCTGTGCCAAAGAACATAACAGGTTTCTGTGTGCCACGCTTATGATTGTGTGTGCCAGGGACTCTGAGTACCCGCGCAGCGTCCGCAGTTACACCATTGTCTGCTGACAAGTTATGACGTATACACATATCTTTGAGGGCCTGCGCTACAGGTAACCACTCACCATACGATACACTCTCTGTAAGAACCCAGTATACATGTATCCCATACCCAGAGTTTATAAGCATGGGTCGAGGCAATCCTGTCTCCTGTACAAATCTTTTTAAATCTACAAAAGCTGTATTCTGATCGGGGTATTCTTTACCAACTCCACAGTCTAAATCTAAGTAGAAAGAACTAAGGCTCTTTACATTTGTTACTCGTCTGTCTTTATTTGTTTCGAATGTGGCTAAACCAAAGTATGCGTTGACACCTTCAGCGTCTAACTCGTTAGCCTTCTTTATAACATCGTCTATAGTTGCATGGAAGCTCTGTATCTTCTTGTCGCCAAGACCTAATACAGAATAGTATCCATCACCTAAAACATTCTCTAAAAATTCTTTTGTTTCCATTTTTCCCACCTTGTGCCGAAGACACCACGACAAGATACGGCACGTTATCCTTTCGGTAAAAACCTAGTCGTGGTGTAGTTCTATTAATCGTCCCAATCGTCAACGATAGAACTCAAGTTGCCATCAGCATCCTTGGTGGGGAGGGAGGGCTTCTTAGCAACTTTCTTTGGCTCTGCCACAGCATTCTCTGCTTCGTCTGGTGCATCGAAGGGATTATCCTCTTTTGCTTCAAACACAAACCCATCAGTTTCTTCAAATGGGTTCCTATCTACAAACGGCACGTACTTAATAACCTGTACGCCTGATAGACGTAGAGAGACATTCTGTTTACTACCCATTTCATATGGAATGAACGATACAGCTATATTAACTGTACTACCTGTAGTTAGCAAAAAATCGTCTGGTAGTCTGTTACCCTTGGCATCGACCTGTATAGGCTTACGAGTAACCTCGTTTTTGTATGCACCCTTTAAAACAGCCTTATGCGTAAACATACCCTCGTCGTCTTTGACAAACATACGCTCCAACTTGTCTGCCCACTTCTCTTTCTTGTTGGCTTGGTACACTTCAGACATGGCTAGAAACAAAGCCTTGGCAGTATCGTTATCCATACGAAATTGTATAGAATACTCTGCGCCATCGGCTCTTGCATCACAAATAACAGATCTGCTTACTTTACTATCAAAGTGATAAGTTGTGTTTATTTTAGGCCATAGAGCCTCTACGTTTTTTATAATATATTGTTCCATTTATCTCTCCTTCTCTATATTATAAGTCTTCATCTAGTTCAGCTAGTGAGTCTTCGCTCACCGTTTCTTCGCTACGTTTACTAGATACTTTAGTCAATGCGGTGGCTACGTCTCCAACACGAAACCTATAAGTATTACCTATCTTCACATAGGTATCTTTTGGTATGTGCTTTTGACGTACCCAGGCACGAACAGTTGATACGGACACACTAAAATGTTTAGCTACGTCCTCTATTGGTACAAAAGGTTCATTCATGCTTTCCTCACAGAAATTGTTAACTCTTCTTCAATCTCTAACCCCTTTGGTTTGAGGTTAGGATTCTCTTCTAGAAACTCTTTCATGTTCGCCTGATTGATACGTTTGTCTAATAACTGAGGTGCGTTCGCCTCCACAATAAGCTTGTGTATAGCATCCCATTCACTGACCCAGTATTTCTTTTTAGCCGAACGAAAGAATAGTCCTTCCGAAGTTCTCACGCTTTCTACATTGTGGTCTTCACAATGATCTAGCATTGCCTGTTTTATCATATCTAACTGCCGTGTAAGGTTGCCATCTTCTTCCTTATACTTGGCTGACAGTATAGATCTCTCTGCTCGTATACGTAGATACGTTTTTGCCAATTTGTCAGGTGTTATCTTGTCACCCATATCTCTCTCCTATTTCTTATTATGTAATAACATATAATAGTAAAAAGTATCTTAGTCAAGTACTTCTTTGTAAAGTTCTATAAATTTTGTGTGTACGTTTATTTTTCTATCTAATAGTCTGTATACGTGCTTTTCTGCGTCAGAACCTTGCAGCTGTACAACAGTGCATTTATGTGTCTGTCCAGACCTATGCACACGTGCGTTCGCTTGGTCGTATGTCTCTAATGAGCTTGTAGGCCCCCACCACACAACTGTATTAGCTGCTGTTAACGTGACACCATGCGCTGCTGCTTGTGGTTGGATCACGAGTACCTGTGGGTCAACATCTTGTTGAAACTGTTTAAATATAGTAGTCCTTCTATGCGCAGGTACATCTCCACGTATGACCTCTGTTGTTATACCCTCTGACCGTAATCTATCTGTAAGTATATCTATGGCGTGTTTAAAAGGCACAAATACAAGAACCTTTTGGCTAGACTCGTCTATGACTTCCCGTAAGACTTTATATCTATTGTTTATATCAAACTGCAATACATCACCGTCATCTGTATATACTGCACCTGCGGATATCTGTAGTAACTTGTTAAGAGTCACAGCCGCGTTTATAGCTGTTATCTCCTCACCTGTGATTTCTAACACAAGTTTTGTTTTTAATTCTTTGTAATATTTCTTCTGTTGCGCTGTAAGCTCCACCTGTCGCTTAGTGTATACCATCGGTGGTAAGTCTAGACACTGATCTTTTGTAAAACGTATGGCAGGTTGTAATGCTCTGAACACTACATCTGTAGCATCGGGTCGTATCTTCCATGTAAACTGAGAGACTTTAAACATCACCATATCTTTAAACGCACCGAAAAATCTTGGCACTTTGTTAGGACTAACGAGTTTTGCTAGACCATATGCGTCTGTAGGGTTTTGCGCAGCGGGTGTACCTGTCATCATCCACAGCCACGTGTTATCGTGTATTAACTGACGTAAAAGTTTCCAGCGCCTTGTTTGAGCATTCTTGTAATGTGTGGCTTCGTCCACAATAATTAAATCAAACCCACCTTTTTTTAGTTCGTCTAGCACGATACCAATACCATCGTAGTTTATAATCACATAGTCTGCGCCTTCTTGTATGATCTTCTTACGTTTATCTGCTGACCCATGTGCCACTGACACAGTTCTATGTGTTGCGAATGTAAACAAGTCATCACGCCATGCGCTATCCATGATCGATAGCGGGCATACTACAAGCACCCTGTTTATGATTCCTTGTTTTAGTAGAAAGTCTGATGCCCATATGGCACTTGCTGTTTTACCTGTGCCTTGTTCGTTGAAACAAAAACTTTTCTGGTGTATGGTAAGGAATGATGAAGTCGAGACTTGGTGCTGAAATGGTTGGTATCTTCCTGTCCATATGTATTTTGCTTCTATGGGTGATGGTGATTTTATACCTAGCTGATTCAGGCTCTGTGCTTCTTTAAGACCCCAATTAACTATAACCTCGTTATCCCCCACCCTTTTACTCTTGGGTATGGCATCTATAACTTTATCAGGGTCACGTAATCGTAGACGTAAAGCCTTGTTGTCTATTATTTGCATTTCTCTCTCTCATTTTATATTTATTTTTTATTTTTATTTTTAGTTTTGGTTAGCACAGACTTTATAGTCTTTGCTTGTTTCGCGTGGGTCTTCGATGCTTTGGTTAAACCCTTGGCTACTTTCTTTAGTTTGCTTTGTATCTGTCTAGTCATTTTTTCTTGGTCGCCCCCTTTTTCGCTTCGTGCTTGGCTCTGAGTTCTTGCTTGGCTCTTTTTGCGATGGCGGCTTGCCTTGGCTTTCCTGCAACTTTGGCTCTTTGCTCCACCACAGTAAGGATTTGAATCTTCCTAGCATACGGCTTATTAATACGTTTAACCTTACGAGCAGTTGCTTGGGCATCTGCCACAGTGGCAAATTTAATAGGGACTGTATCTTTGGGGTTTTCATCTGTGTAAAGCCTCCTTCCTGTTCCTTTTGGTTTCTTACCTGTTCCTGTTTTAGGGTCTTTCGTCATTTCTTTTTCTTCTTCTGTCCGTTTCTTGCTCTGTTCTTTGAAGGACTTTCTAACTTTGTGCCGTCCTTGTTTGAGCCACCTTTACTTAACATCTTATTGTGCGATACATCTTTGCCTTTACGATTTATACCCTTTTTGTCATAAGACCTTCTAGCACGTTGACGCTCCATCCTATCTGGGTGTTCACCACGCTCTTTCTGTTTTTTATACTCTTTCTTGTAGGGTCTAGGTGACTTCGTGTATGGCATCAGTTGCTCCCGTTGTATACGCACTCTACCACCGCGCAGTGTTTACGGCACAGCCCACTAGGTCGTGCGTTCCACGTATCGTTGTCGTGAGCTATCTGCATACGTTTAAAACTAGCTAACCATTTATCCCACAGGTCTGTCAACATATCTATGGTATATTTTGCCTTTATAAACTTCTTAGCAATGACAAACATCAAAGCCGCATTTACCTGTTCTATTTTGGGAAAGTGTTTAAATGTAGCCATAGCCATAAGCTCTAATTGTCCCTTATCTGCGTACTGTGCGTTACGTCCAGTTTTATAGTCTACCACCCATGCTTTTGTATCGTCAACTATTACTAGATCTGCTATCCCACGCCACCACACATTCTTATCGGTGAACCCACAAGGTTCAAGCTCTGCAGTTAACCCCATACGCATCTCTGTAAACTTGTTACCCTGTTTACGTCCAAGTGCTTCCAGGGGGCCTTTGAGGAAAGCAAACTTATCTGGCACTGGTGTGCCATCGCTTATAAAGTCCTCCGCTACACCATGTAGTTCTGTGCCGTAACGCATGGCTTCTGTATACGGTTCTTTATAATCTTTTGCTATCTTCATATGGTAGAACTGCTTGGGACATTGTTCGAATGCCTTGATTCTACTGTATGACCACGGTGCTACACTCAACCACATTCTCCATAAGATTTGCCTGTTCCCGATTCGCAATCTATCGGTAGACCTTCTGCCCATTCTGGTGGTTGACGCATACACTCTTCGATGTACTGTTGTGCTTCGTCCACCTCTTCATCTCTAACACAGCATGCTATACTGTCATGCACTGTTAAGACAACTCTATACCTCTTTGCTATTTGTAACATTTGTTCGCCAATAATGCAACGAGCTATGGCTTGGCATACGTTCTCTATTACCTTACCGCCATATATACGTACGCGACCACGTCGTGTCTTGTAATCAAAGTCATACCTACCATCATCAACAGTGAACTGTAAGTCGTCATAACGTAGACGCAAACCAGAGGGTAGTATTATATCCCACTCTTCCGTGCCTAAGACACCCTCCTTACCAAAGGCATCCCCATCTTTTAAGAAAAGTTGAGCATTAGCCCATAGGTCTTTTATGTCTGAGTTTGTTTCTCTGTACACCTGTATAACACGTCGCGCTTCATGTAACTCCATATCAAACCCAAACGTCTTAAGTTGATTTTGAAACTTCTGCGCACCCATACCATACCCTGCTCCTAAGATCGTGGTCTTACCAACAAATCGTTGATCTTTTGTTACGAGGCTCTCTGCTACACCATATATTTTAGATGCCATATTCTTATATACGTCTTCACCGTTTGTAAACGCTTGGGTTAAATAATCTTGTTCGGCAAGCCATGCCAACACTCTTGCCTCAATCTGCGCTGAATCCGCGTCTATTATAGAATATCCTTGTGGTGCAATTATGCCACGCTTTAGCATGTTTGCGTTTGCGCCTCGGCTTGGTAAATTTTGTAGGTTTATCTTATCATCACCACCCCAACGACCTGTATGTGCCGCATAATATCTAACAGGTACAGGCAATAAGCCACGTTTCGCTATATCAATAAATCTTTGCGTCCGTGTTTCTTCGAGTGTGCTTTTATTACCCAACCTGGCCGCAACAAGTGATTGAACTCTAACGTCCTGATGTGTTAACAGGTGTTTAAACTTTTCGTCTGACTTAGCAAAAGCCCATGCCTCCTTGCCCGTGGTAGGACTTATCTTCTTAGGAGGTGATACGTTGTATGCAGCAAGTAGCTTTGCAAACTTGTCGTTACTCATCAGATCTTCTTTTGATGCACGAGCGTCCATAAGTAATTCTTCCTTGTGTTGACGTGTGCTAGCAAGGTGGTCTTCTAACAAGTCCAAGTTCAGATCCAAAACAGGCTCTACGAACATACGCAGTGACACGTCAATAAGCTTTAGTTCTTTCTTTGGGAACCCCTTTGCCATGATTGTGAATAAGTCGTATGTCAGATCTACGTCATTGACAGCATAGTCACCTAGTCGCGCCAATTCTTCGTTAGTAAAGTCCTGCCTGTGTTTATCAAGGGTATTCTGTATCTCGTCACCCTTCTCACCCACACCGTATCTTTCTGATAACGCTTTTAGCGAAACACTGGTCTCAACTCCATCTACGGCTCTAGCTATACAAACTGTATCAGTATAAGCGCGAGGTTTAATATCAAATATCCAAGAGAGGATAGCGCCATCAAACATAGTATTGTGAGCCAATACCATCGACTTACTCCAGTTGTACTCCTGTAAGAATGTCTTAAGTTGTTCCTGTGTACCACTTGCCCACTCCGTATCTCCGTTGTTAACTTTGATAGCGACCCCAAGCACTTCAAACCTAGGGTCACGCACGTACTCTTCTGTCGTCAGTTTTTTTAAAGAATAGTCTTTGCTGTAATACGTTTCAAAATCAAGAGTTATTAAGTCCACTATTCTTCTCCTTCATAGCACATTCGTATTCGATACCAACGTACGCCATGTTATCTACGTAGTGATCTTTTTTCAACGGACTTGTCTGTCGCCTTGCTAACTTAGTTGCCTGGTGTACCAAAGTGATGTCTCTCGCTGTAAGACGTTGTCCTGTGATAGCATTATATATACGTGCGATATGTTCATGATTGTCCACAGCATCACCATAGTCTTTATTACGATCTGTAGCTGTGAGGCTCGACGCTTCACCAAGTAGCTGACAGCGGACGGGTGGTTTGGACTCTGCTAGGATAACTTCTTTTGGTGTGCCTGATTCATTAATAATCTTCAAAGCATAGCCATATGATACCTTACACGCTTTTGCTACTTTTCTGGGCGTGTCAAGTCTGTTCTTGAGTATGTACTTCCAAACTCTTTCTCTCTTAGTGTTTGTACGCATTGTAATTTCTCCTCTTCTCTTAGTTGTTTAATTAAATAATCTCTGTGCAACTTGGCGTTCTCACGTGCCTTTTTCAATCGCTCAGATACCTTTCTAACAATAACAGTCATTTCTTCTTACCTTTATTGTTAAACTGGTCAGGTTGAATAAGACCTTTTGCAATGTCACGTCTTATCATGGCTTTGTACTTCTTAATTGTCTCTGGTTTGAGGTAACGTATTTGCCTTAGTCTTTCATCTTTGGCAATCGGCTTTAATTTAAATCTATCATCTGTCATTTCATAAACTCTGGTTTTGGTAATGGTATTTTAACCTCGACTATAAAGTTGTCCACCTCTACACAGTTTGCTTTTCCAATTATTGGGTCACGCACTTGTTTTAGGCTCTGCGCTACATACATGCACGTTTCGTGGTCGTGAAAGTGAACCCTGCCCATTTTTATATGGTGGTCTGAAATATCTGGAACTAATAGTAAATGCAATACAAAGTAAGTTGTTTTCATGTCTCTCTCTCTTTCTTTAGGTTGCCCCCCTTCTAAGAGGGGGGTCTAAGTTTTTACATGCCCTACCATGATGAAGTTACAGGGAAGGATATAAACTCATATGAGAACCTGCCTTCATCGCAGTGGATTTCGATCTTATGCTAATCAACGCTCTCACTGCTTACGTCCTACCAAGACAAAATAATAAAAAACTTGGTAGATTATTCGTACTGAACTGGAAAGTCCATCTCTTCTATCCCTTTTAGTATGTTTTCTATGTCCATCATATTGTCTTCGTTGACCACACAGGATATGCCCCCTGCTACATTTATGTCTCTTAAGTTCTTATCCTGTAGTGCTGTAGGCTTGTTCTTCCCAGCCTTGCACTCGAATGCAAAGAAGTTACCTCGGTGGCAACCAACTATATCAGGCACTCCGCTACGTCCGTACCCACCTGTGACGGGGTAGAAGTAGTACGCTCCCAACTGCTTGAGTTGTTCCGTTACTTTCTTTTTCACCTTTGCCTCTGGGGTCATTACCATCATTGTGTACTGTCCTTATCAAAAAACTTCGCATCCATCCACGCATCAAAGAATGTAGAATATCTACCTACTATCTCTCCAGTGTTGATAGCGTCTGCATCCGTACACGTTACTGTGAAGTCATCATCACCTTCATCATAATCTATCACGTGCCACTCTGTGTCCATTGGTAACTTTACTGTCACCCCATCTTCTTTTATCTGCTTGGTAAACTTTCTTTTACTTGGCATTTCTATCCCTCAAAAAAACTGGTTTCAATGTGGGCAACCCGAAAGCCACCCACACCATTTAGCTTAGTGAACCACTAACCTCTTTTACATAAATATAAAACTCGCTATCGCTAGCCCTATACCCTATCTCTGACTTGTAATCTAATGCAGGTTCGAGCATCATCAACACAGCCAACTTATCTCGAACCCACTTAGGTAGATCGTCTACACTGTCATACCACTCTTTTAATTCACTGTCAACACAATACATACCTAAACATAACACATGAACTCTTTTCGTATTAACATCTATCTTTACTTGGTATAACGTGTAATCCTGTGTGTTACTGTATGACATAGAACATATTGTCTCCTGCCTTGTAGCCCACATCATCGACAAAACCTACACCCTCTAACACGTTAAGAGACATTACCTTACCTTTGATCTCTTCAGGCAGAGTTGCGACAGAGTATTCCTCGTAAGGCATATCAGCCCACGACCCCACATAGTTAACATCTTTTGTACACACGACATAGGTCTCGTTACCCCACTTCATGTAAGCATAAACAAAGTATAAGTTGAGTTTTTTCTGTTTATCCTCAAACCACTCCTTGCGTTTAGCAACCATGTCTAACACGTTATCATGCAGTTCTTTGTCCAAGAATGTATGTCCGTTCTCTACTAGGCTTACCAATTCGAGTGCCATCTTCTCTCTGTTGCCACCCTCTAAACCTATCTTATGTTGACATTCGCTGTAGGCATGCGCGAACTTTCTACGCACTTGCTCGAACTCATGATTAATACTCGAATACTCTTTCTGCGCTACCACGCCCCAAGGTATAGGTCTGAGATATGCTTTTGCGTTTCGTATGGCTTGGTGCATGTTTACAGACATTTTCATGTTGTAGTTGTCGTTGTAGTCAGCATACTTGTCATTGCATATGTTAGGTGACGATACACAGAAATGGTCGAGTTGCCTTTCAGCATTTTCTCTTGGGTCGCCAAACTGTAAGTACCCCATAGGATATGGGTGTCCTTCCATATGCACAAACTTGTAGTAGTCTGACCTACCAGTCTCCGTGCCAAACTTAATGCCACTAATAGATTTTCGCACCTCTCTACAAAACTTGTCAATAGGTTCGTTTGTAGTCGGTTGGTACTCTGTTAGGTCGTTTACCCTTATGTCAAATTTTCTATCCATTACGCTCTCCTTCTCTTTTTATTATATAGATAGTTATAATACTCTTGCTTGTCAGACAGATGTTCACCAATTATATCCATCAACTCCCAAGGGTTCTCTTCAGCATCCTCGAAAGGATACTGTTCACGCTCGTCACTCATGGTGTTAAGCATGGTGTCGTAGTCGTTGTGTTGTTGACGTAACGCAGAGTAACCATCAAGTTCCACATCATCTAACGCCAAACTGTTAAGAGGTATGCTATGCAAGATTGTTACCTCTAAGTTCCGTAACATCTCATCACGCTCACGCTCCCAATGCCTATTGTCAAGAGGTGTTACCCCCCACCGACTTTCACGTGTAAAGTATTTATGAAAAGAGTTCATGACTTTCTCTTTCCTTACTATATCTTTAGGTGTCGGCTTCTCATTCATCATAAAGGTAAATACTTTACAATGGTCAGAGTACCTACTAAACCCTCTCGCGTTTACCTCTACAATGTACAACGTCGTGTCGTTGAACTTGCACAACGTTGAGTACATTAGTTGTACTACATCTAACTTATCTTTACTCATAACTTTTCTCCTTCTCTCTCTATCTTCACGTACTGACGTGTTAGTTTGTGTTTAAAATAATAGTATTCCTTGTCTACGTGCATGAGCATGTAAAAGTTTTTCATCTGCTCAAACGACCTCTCAAACATCTGTTTCACGTTATCAGGTGTTAGCAAGTCACCGTGTACTACTGCTGTGGCATATATGTCATCCTTCATTGTACATATCCTTTCTCCATTGTTTAATTTTGTCTTGTAGTTCTACTGCGAAAGCATGTTTTTTTGATTCGGGTATTACTCTACTTTCCTCCTTTCTAGCTTTCTCTAACTCCTTCTCAATCTTCTTGAGTAACGTGTGACAGTCCTCAAGATATACACCACTCCATTTAGCCATTACTTCCTCCATAATTCATATAGTCAACAAACCATTGCATGAACGAGTTGCAGTTGATGTTAGTTGATACACAACCACATCTAAACTGGTCAGGTAGAAACCTAAACTCGTATTGCCACTCCATACCCTTGGGGTGATAGAAGTACAAGTCACCTGCACCATAATTTACGTAGCTAATTTTAGGCGTGGCTCTATAGTTTACGAGTCTATGTAGTCTCCAAGAAACGTGAGCATAGAAAGAACCATCGGGTAATGGGTCGTCCATATCATCTCTACCTCTTGAATACTTGGGTTCATAAGACAGTATACGCATCTGCAACGCATGTACCTCTTCTTCACTAAACTTTTTATCAGACATCTATTTCCTCCTTTAGTTCTTTGAATGAGTCGTCGTCGTTGAATACTAACTGAGCAGGTTCTACGTCCATTCGCTCTTCGCAAACATACCCTAACTCCTTACAGTTCTCGCCTTCGTCTCCGTCAATGGCTCCATCTTCTCCCACAGTTAGTTCTTTGTAGGCATACTTGAACCCATCTCTTTCTTTGCCAAACTGCTCGACCACTTGGAATAACTTTCGATACGCTTGTACATCGTCAAAGTCGTCGTACCACTTCACGTCTGTGGTTCTGTACTCCATCAAGCAATAGCCGAAACTATTGCCATCAGGGTCAAACTCACGTTCGTATATTGTCCAATGGTCAAACACTCCCTCTCTTTGCACGTCAGGGTGCATCTTGTACACAGACAAAACTTCTTGTAAGTCATCCCAATCTTTTAGGACAACAACAAGACCAACATCACTTCTGTAACCCATTACTTCACCTCCTCTGTTCTAGCTTCATGTATGTTCTTGGTAAGACCGAGTGTCTTGTTAACCCATCTGTTCCAACTCACTCTGACCTTGGACGCATGCTCTTGGTCTGCAACTTCTTGAACTCCTTGATAACCGTATAACGGACTATGACGTAACCAATCAACAGCAAGATGTAAACGCATGGGGTGTTTCTCATCACGCATGATGTTCTTGTAAAACTCTATCTCTTCTTGGTGATGTTGCCTTGCCCCGTACCGACTACTTAAATTATTTATCTTGTTCTCGTTCATGTAATCGATTAACTCTCTCTGCATCTTATAAGTGTACTCCCAATCATTCACGGGTAACATGGCATACACAGTTGATATCCACTCGTAGAACTTGTCCGCATGAGGTTTAATCTCTGCCTTTGCGTCCTTGTTTACTTGGGTCATGGCGTGTCGGAATATGTACTCCTTACCAATGTGTTGCCACGTAGCGTGTTTACGTGCGAACTGTAAAGGCTTACTAATGTCCTTGGGTATATAGAAGTCTTTCTCACCATCACCTTCGAGTGTGTATTCTCTATCTTCATCGTAGTTCTTATGTCTCTGCGTCTTACGATTCATGCTGACGTATTGTCTACCCGAACTGCCAAGAATAAAGAAACGTAGGTCATGTGGTAACAAGTTATCGAGAAACGTGTAACAGTCCGTCCACCCATTGTTGCGTATGGTTATGACTTCGATGTCTTGTTTCATCTCCCACGATACTATCGTGTCACCACTCAACATCATGTCGTAATGTGTGTCCGACCTTTTGAGTATGTACTCTCGTCTGCCATACGCTCTGTCACCTATCGGTATGATACTTGTACCACGTATGGGGTTAGTGTTTGCATACCTTAGAGATATGTCTCTGAAATTATTTACTCTGTGATTTGTATGTCTTAATACCATGATATATCCTTTCAATTAGTAAAGGTTAGTGAGTCACTAACCACTTAAAGATTTTCTGACTTGACGTGTAACGTCTTGCCAACTTTTGAATTAGTGTTCTTGTTATCCAAGATCACCCATAGTGTAGGGCAAGTCCACTTACCCCATGAACCACCCAAGTAACCATCTGTTAGAACAATAGTTGCTTGGGGTTTAATACCATGCTCTGCCATATATTCGGGAACGCATGATACTTCTGTGCCACCACCTCCACGTGGTTTTGTGGATTGTGGTAGGTCATCTAGCTTGTCCATCTCATACACCTCGTCACGACATACCTGTGTATCCCAGTAAAGTACACGTACCTTGCTAGGTTTTACTGTGTCGCATATCGCTTTGACTTCTGACAAGAACGTAGTCAGTTCATGTTGACCAATCGAACCAGATGTGTCTATTGCCAATACC